ATGCTAATGGGGATGTAAATGCTCATGCTGCGCATCCTTCGATCGACACGACGACACGGGGGTTTTTCACCGGCTCGGCAAAGATGTAGCTCGGGACGAACCGGCTATCGTTGACCTTGAGCGCGTCGGCGATGCCGTCGAAATAGGGCTTCATGCGGTTCGGATAGTTGACCCGATCACCGCGACGGTTCGGCGGATAGAATGCGACGATAACGCGGATGTCGCCACTTGCCGGCGCAGTAAGGTTGGCCGCCAGCGTCGCGTTTCGTGCCCATGAGCGATGCTTGGCAGTGACGCTGGACTTGCCGTGCCAGTTGCCCTTGGCGTGGCCTGAGAGCGATGATGGGGGGAATGGTAGCTCGATCATGCCGACACTCCGTCTGGCCATAGGTCGCCGAGCGTAGCGCGCTTGTAATCTTGCCGGGCGCGTGCAGTGCTGGAGAATACCGGGCCGTCCTCAAACAGCCAGCCGGCCGCCCAGGCGTCGTAACGCAGTTCGTCGCTCTCAGGAGCATAGGGGTTAGAGCGCATCGTAGCGCCGTTCCGGTTCGCGGTCTCGCCGCCATAAAACGCACGCAAAATGGCATCAGTGTCAGGTTCTTGACTCACGCCATCCCCCGCTTTCTGTCGATACCGAGCTTTGCGGCTGCACGACGACGGGCGTAGTCCTGAGTGGTGAAGCTGTTACGGTTGGCTTCGACGAGTGCTTGTAGCCGGCGCTTGGCGAGATATTGGCGGATAAGAGCGATCATGGGTCCCTCCGCGAGCAAAACGGCGATGCACATGCCAGCGCCATCATCGGGTCCACCTGCGCTTGGCATTGGTCGCACCAGACACGCATCGGCTTCGGTGTCGGCGAGGTGTAGAGCGCGGGCCGAAGGTAGTTCATCGGCGGCCGCTGCGAGTTCAGGACCTCAGCAACCGTGCGGTGACCCTCAAAGGGCATATGGCCCACGACAGCCTTGGGGCTGCGGCGCATTGGCGCGTTCATGCCCGTGCCCCCAACTGCACGACCATTCCATGCTCGGCGCGGTCAGTGAGAACGTCGAGCGATTGGCGCGCGGCGCGAAGCTGCGGCAGCATCGAACGCAGCTCGGCAGTCGTCACAGCAACGCCGCCGTCGCTGTCCGGGTCTTGCGCCGCTATCAACAGGTGCAGGACTTCCGACAGTTCGACAGTGGCGCGACGTGCGTCGTCATCGCCGGCAATGCGCGGGATAGCGCGCGAGCCGCCAAGCTCAAGGAATGGATCCAGAGCAGAGGGGCCGAACTCGTATTCGATGTTCGCCAGCGTCACGCCAGCGAGGTCCGCGCGCTCGTTGCGAGCATTCGCAATCGTGCCGGCGGAACAGCCCAAACGCTCCGCTGTTTCCGCATCGTTCAGACCGTGCGTGCCTTGGATTGTGGTGACGATCGTCTTGACCGCCGCCCTGTAAGACTTTGTGGTCGGACGGCACCGGCGCGATAAGACATTGTTGCCCTGCAGCATTATAGATCGCTCCCGTTATGAACGATCGACTGAACACCGCTGTTGCGATTGGCGAACTGGTGCGGCAGCTGGTCGAGGCCCAGGTCGGCACGGTCCTCGTTGACCAAATGCTGGTGGCCGGAGCCGAGCCAGCGGGCGAGATGGTCACGCCCGGCTTGGCGGTCGCGGTTGAGGCGAACGTGCATCACGACGCCAACAGCAAGAGCAGCGCCTGCGAACAGGGCTGCGCCCGGCAGGGAAAAGGGATCGATCATGTAATTGACTCCAAAGGCGCATTCGCCAGTTCGAGCAGGACGTCGGCATGGCAGGGCTGATCGAGTGGGCACCAGCAGGCGAGGTTCTTGCCGCGCAACGCCGGCAATCCTTCGAAGAGGGCCGCGCGCATTTCCTCGCTACCATCAAGCATCATGGTCAGGGAGCATGGCGTTGCTCGCGTCCAGCGGCGGAAGAGGTCAACGCAATAGGCGGACGCTATCGAGGCTCGGTAACCGACTTCGATAGCGGCAGCGACCGTCCACGGATTTCCGAACCGCGTGGGCCGCGCGACGCTCACCGTGTTCGGCGGCATCCGCCAACCCTTCTTGCGCGAGAGCTGAACGCGCACTGGTTGCTCACCACGGCCCCCGCCCGATACACTGACGGGAGCCGTGGGATCGACGACACCGAGGGGAGATGGGGTGTCGCGATTCATGAAAATAGCCGCGTGAGAATTTGGAAGGCGGCGGCGGTCAACAGCACTGCCACCGCTGCACCGCTCGCGAACTGGAACCCAGCTTGGAATGGGTCACGCCATTGACGCGGCCACTCGACAGGGGCCTTGGCCGGCGTGGCGGCGGTCGCTTCTCGGCGGGGTTCTCCGCTCATGCTGCCCTCGCGTCTGCGGGGCCCACGCCGACGAAATCGTTTGGTGTAACCGCGCCATTGGTTGCGTCGAAGATGCCCTTGAGAAGGGTTCGACCCGGCATCACCGTGCCGCTCGCGGCGCGAGTGATGGTCGACACGGACACGCTAAGGCGTTGGGCGAGCGCCGTCGCGCTATGCCCGTCCTGCTTGAGATAGTCGGCTAAGGTCATGACGTATAATTTGCACAATATGCAAATTCAGGTCAAGGGGCGTTTTGCATGTCATGCTCTGGCGACGATTTGCATGACATGCACAAGTGGGAGGGTGCAGAATCATCTAAGAGCGCTACGCGATCGCCTTGGCCTGACGCTTGAGCAGATGACCGAGCGCGCGCCCTACTCAGTAAGCCAATTATCGCGCTGGGAGAGCGGCGAGAGCAATGTCCCTAGCGGCAATCTTCCTGTTTTAGCCGCCGCGTACGAATGCCGCGTACAGGACATCTTCACCGACGACGGTCCGCCCCCTCTCCTTCTGCCTAATGCAGAGACGCTGACCGCGGTCCTTCGAGATGTGCAGCAAGAGCTGCCGGTTGGCTTGCCATACTCCGCGTGGCCAGAATCTGCCGCCTCAGCTCTTCGCATGCGCCTTGAGCAGCTTGCAGGTGTTCCCGCCACGTCGACCAATCCGGATCGGAGAATTCCAAGCGCTCCCGCAAAAGGCGCTCGACCTCGCTCTCCCACCAAGCGAGCCGTGCCGGCTTAACCGCGCATTCGAGGAAGCAAATGCGGCATCCCACATCACAGGCCGGCTCCTGCAAGCGGACCAACTTACGGCGAGTCGCGCGATACATGTTCTTTTCATGTTCCAAATAATCCAACATGTCTAGGAAAAAACCTTAGGGCAGAATATGACGACTCAAGGGGAGCGCGCCTTTGTTGAGGGCGTGAAAACGTTGGTCGGACTCGTGATCGTGGGGGCCTGTCTTGCAGGCGTAGCGGTCGCTGCTGGATGCGCGATCCAAGCACTGTGGGGCGTTATAGCCAGGCCGAGCGGCCCTTCCTTCGGCGCGCAGTTCGCGGCGTTGGCTTGGAGGGATGTCCCGAGGGCGGCCGTCGTTGGCTCGGCATGCTTATTGGTGCTTTGGTTCCTGCCTGATATGCAGGAACGTGGTTGGAGGGTGCTGCTGATGCCGCCTATTTTTTGGCCATCCGAGAGTAAGGCTGAAACCACAGCGCTCATTCGACTCGGGCGTGTGCTGCACTGGATCGCAGTCACTATTGCGGGGTGCTCACTCGCCTTGGGGGCTGCGATATCGCTTTTCTCGCAGTCCGAATATCACCCGCAGATGGACCCTTCCGGCTTTCTGGCGGGTCTCGCTGGCGCCCTCATCGCCGCTCTGATCGGTCGCGCTTTTCGGTATGTCCTAGCTGGAGAATAGCGACAAATTTGCATATCATGCAATTTTGCTGTTGACCTGAATTTGCATATCATGCAATAACCCTTCCATCGCCACTCGCGACGGAAGGAAGTTTTCGATGGTCCGCTTTGACATCAGTTACGACGATCGCGAGCTGATCGCGAAAATCGTCGATCGCACGCTGGACATCATTGCAGACGGCGCGGGCCATGCGCTCACGAAGCGCGACCGCGCAGACCGCCGCATCAACCTGATAATGGATCTGACGGCGTGCCACGCGAACGGCACTCCGCTGCGCCTCGCTGATCTGCTCGCGGCCGACGACTTCAATGTCGCGCACGACGTTGGCGGCATATCGCGTCACATCGATCACGACACCGGCAGGCTGACCGGATGCTTCCTGCCGCGCTTCGCCGCCAAGCAGGCAGCCTGACATGAACGCCCCCTCCCCCATCACCGCCGACACTAAGGGGTCTTTACCTCTACTGTGGTGCTCGGCTTGTGAAGAGCCGATGCCAACGTACGAGGTCTCGGTTGCCGAGGCTGTCGAGCTTGGCGCGGTGTTCTCGATCACCGATGCTCTGACCGGGGTCAGCACGTTTCGCCTGAACGGGCGGATGGTCGCTACTCATACTCCGCTTTGTTACGGCTGCGATCGGGTGCTGGCATGAGCGCGCCGCAGCACACGCCGGGGCCTTGGATGCAAAATCCCGCAGCCAAGGACCAGATCATCGCTGATGGGTGCTATCAAATCATCGCTCGCGTCCCGAGCGGCGATAGCGGACTGTATAATCGCCGCGCCCCTGCCAACGCCCGCCTGATCGCCGCCGCTCCGGATAGTCACGACGCGAATGTTCTTGCCGGAGGCATCTTGGGCGCGATCCTGTCGCACATGGAGGAGGGCGGCCAAATGCCAGACCTCGACGCCATCTCTGCCGCCTATCTCGCCGTGCGCGCCGCCATCGCAAAGGCTCGCGGCCAATGACCCCCGCAACCGGCCCCGATGGCCTCACCCATGAACAGCGTGACGAACGGTTCGCTGACTGCATGCGGCGCCTGGACGAGAGCTTGGCTCGAACGCGGGCTCGGTGGGCTGCGGTTCGTGATGTTCGATTGATCCAGGGAGAGCAGTGATGCGCAATCGATTTGCCGGTCCCTGCTATCGATGCGGGGGAAATGTCCCAGCAGGTGCCGGGCATTTCGAGCGCACTGGCCATAAATGGCGCGTGATCCACGCTAAATGCGTGTTCGAGCAGCGCGCCGAAAAGGCGAAGGCCATCCGTCAATGACCCGCCGTTTCCTCTCCTCCCTTTTCGCCTGCTTGATGTGGGCTGGGGTTACTTTGATTTTGGTTAGGATTTGAGATGAATACTATTCATGGCGTTGCGACTTCGTCGCCGGGCTCTCAGGCTTCGCCCGAAGCCGCTAGCGCGTCTTCGCCTTCGGTTTCGATCCCTAACGCGGCTACTACTCGTGCATGGGCCGTCAACGCTATTCAGTTTATCGCCTCACGTAGTCTAACCACCGAGTTCAATGATTGGTGCGGCGGTTGGAAGTGCCCGGTTTCCCCGGAGCAAGTGGCGAACGCAGCCGCTTTAATCGACGCCGGTAGGGACATGGCCGTAGCATTGCACAGCTTTGTTCTTGCCGGATGCCCAGTTTGTAACGGAGATTGCGGAAGCGCCAATCCCCCGGTTTCGGGATGCCCAATGCAAGCTGCGGGCGTCGCTGTTCGGAAATGGAACGTCGCGCAAGGGATCGAAGCCCGTCAGGGCGGAGACGCAAACGCGGCTCCGTGCGAAGCACAAGAGCCCGGTCCCGAAGGGATGCGCCCAAACACCCCAAGTACCACCACAGTAGAGACACTAGTAAAGGCACTGGAGAAGGCGGCTACCCGTTTTCGAATCTACGCCGAAATGCACCGAGGCAAGAAGACGGAGGAAGGCGACGCCAAGGCGATCGCAAACGACCTCATGGCCGAAGAATGTGAAGCCGCCCTCACCTCCTACCGTTCAGAACTAGGGGGGAAGCAATCATGACCTCCCTTATATCCGAACGCATAGAGCCGGACAGTGTTTCGGCGATGCCCTTACGGGCCCGCGCTTTCGTCCGCTTCGCGGATCGAGCCAGCTGCGCTGTCTCGCCGGTTCCCGCTTCAATCGCTATCGTAATGGAGAACTACAATGGCTGAGAAAGCCCTAGCCGTACAGAGCGGCGGTGAAGTCGCGGATTACGCGGGAAGCATTCTTGCGCTGATCGAGCGAGCTGCGCGCGACCCGAACGTCGACATCGAAAAGCTGGAACGCCTGTTCGCTCTCAAAGAGCGGATGGAGGCGCGCGACGCAAAGCAGGCTTTCACCGAAGCCAAGATCGCGATGCAGCCGGAAATGCCCGAAATCACGATGAAGGGCCATATCGTCATCCGCGACAAGAACAAGCCGGACGTAATCACACAGGATACGCCGTTCGCGCGGTTCGAGGATATCCACGAGGCGGTAATGCCCGTGCTGTCAGCGCACGGCTTCGACCTGTCATTCCGCAACGGTCTGGCACCAGATGGCAAGGTCCGCGTGACGACGCTCCTGTCGCACGTGGCCGGCCATACGGAGGAAACGCACTTCGACCTGCCGCACGACAGCAGCGGCAGCAAGAACAGCGTTCAGGCTGTCGGCTCCAGCACCAGCTACGGCAAGCGCTACGGCACGCTGTCGATCCTCAATATCAAGGTCTGCGGTGAGGACGATGACGGCGTTGCGGCATCCTACAAGGATAGCTCCGGCGAGCCTCTGGCGCGCACCAAACTGGACGGGCCGCACACCAGCAAGAGCGAACTGAAAAAGGCGATCCAGGCTCTCCGCTATCAGGTCCAAAGCTGCGTCGAAGTTGGCCAGCTCAACCAAATGTTGAAGGACGCCAAGCCCTCGATTGATCAGGCGGAGCGTGACTGGACAACTCTTCTAACCGGCGATCCGGACCTTCCCGAGGATGGCGGTCTGCGCGGCGACGTAGCGGCACGCAGGGCCTATCTGAAAGCCAACGGCAGCATGTTCTCGGGGCTGCTCAAGTCCATGCACGACTGCGACACGCTCGCCCGCCTGCACCGTTGGCGCGTGTCCAACGAGAGCGTGATCGAAGGACTCGACGGCGCCGAGGCCAGCCATTTCGAGCGCGCGTGGGAAACCCATGAAAGCGCCATGATTGCGAAGGGAACGAACTGATGGCTGCGAGCCTCAACAAGGTGACACTGATCGGCGCGCTTGGCCGCGATCCGGAAAGCCGCTCATTCCAGAACGGCGGGAAGGTCTGCGAACTGCGGATCGCCACGTCCGAAAGCTGGAAGGACAAACAGACCGGCGAGAAGAAGGAAAAGACGGAGTGGCACACCGTCAAGATTTTCAACGAGGGCCTGTGCGGCATTGCCGAGCGCTACCTGCGCAAGGGCTCCAAGGTCTATATCGAGGGCAAGCTACAGACGCGCAAATGGCAGGATCAATCCGGCGCTGATCGATATAGCACCGAGATCGTCTTGCAGGGCTATGATGCCTCGCTGCTGCTGCTCGACGGGCCACAAAGTAGCGGCACCAGCAATCGCGAAACAGAGCGCACGTTCCACCGTGGCGAAGAGGGGCATATCCCAGGCTTCGATGCGGACGCGCCGCTCGACGATGATGTGCCGTTCTGATGGGCGCGCTTTCCCCCACGATGCTGCGCAATCGCCGCCGGAATGCCCCGCGCCCAGCGTGGAAGGTGACGGAAAGCTATCTGGCCTGGTTGCGCAAGCGCCCGTGCTACCTAGCCGGCCATCGGTGCGGCGGCTGTGGCGACGTTCCGGGCCGCAAGCCGGTCGAGGCCGCGCACGTGAACCACGCCGGAGATGCCGGCATGGCCACGAAGGCGAGTGACCGGAACGCGCTTCCGCTTTGCCCGCGCCACCATGACGAGCAGCACGGCAAGATTGGTTCATTCCAGACGCGCGGCGGCTGGATGACATTCCAACAGAAGTACGGCTTCAACGCGATGGCCGTCGCCGCCGACTATTGGGCCGCGTGGCTCAAGACAGCCTCCGGCGTGCGCTGGCTAGCAGAAGGAGAAGATCCCCGTGGCTGACACCGGCACCTTCGCCAAGGATGGCTTTTCACTGATCCCGAAGGACTTCGAGGCGCGCTCGATATTGGGGCGCCTGTCGGAAGGGTCGCGCGTGTTCGTCGAGGTGCGCAAGCCTCGCAACATGGCGCAGCACCGGGCCTATTTCGCGATGCTCAACAACGTCGCCCAGGCTGCGGGGAATTGGCCCTCACGCGAGGCGCTGGAGTTCGACATTGCGCTGGCCCTTCGTCGCGGGACTTTCATCCGCGCGCACGACGGCAGCACCCATTTCCGCCCCGACAGCCGCGCGGTCGCGAGCATGTCGAAGGACGATTTCGAGCGGCTGCACAACGACACCGTTGCCCTGCTCACTGACTGGCTCGGCTGTGATCCCGAAATGCTTCGCGAGGAAGCGGCCTAACACACGGAGGAATCAACCATGTTCAATGCAATTGTAAACTGGTTCGCGGGTTCGACTGCCGAGCCTGTCCCGATGGTTCGACAGGACGCTTTCGATGCGCTGGAAATTGAGTTGCGCGGCGCACGCGAAACTATAGCCGCGCAGGTCAAGCTGCACACCGGCATGCGTGAAGAAATCGTCAGCCTTGAACAGACCAACTATTCCCTGGATCGCACAGCAGCAGCCTACAAGCGCGAACGGGATGAATCCCGGCGCGACTTCGACCTTCTGCAAGAGGCCTATGGAGAGAAAGCGGAGGCACTGGAATGCACCGCTGCCGATGCCTACGCCTTCGAAAAGGCGCTGATCGACATCGCCAACATGGAAACCCCGCATTGCGCGCATATTGGCAAGCGCATGGCTGGACGTGCTCGCGAGGCGCTGCCTGGAGGTGGGCCGTCTGTTCGGCTGATGCCGGCTGCATCGCCAAAGCTCGACATCGGCGATGGCGGATCCACGATCATCACGAACGGCGATGGCGGGTCCGCGTTCATCACGAATGCCCTGCCGCCGACTGGTTGCGCGCAGATGCCCGCAGGCCAGACCGTGAAGCACTTCACGATCTAAGGCTCTCCCGCTGCCTCGGCCAGCAAGGCTGCGGTAAACCATGGGCCCGGCTTGCTCCGGCCGCCGGGCCCAGAAAGGAAACAAGATGCAGAGAACATCTCTCTCCGATCTGCTGCTAAACACAAAAGCAGACGAGGATGGGTGCCTGCTTTGGCAAGGCAGTCTGGACCGAAAGGGATACGGAAAAACACGCTTCCAAGGGGTCAACGGCTATTGCCATAGGTTCGCCTATGCATTGTCAAATGGGCCTATCCCGGATGGGTATGAGGTCGACCACCTGTGTTTCAAACCAGGATGCATCAACCCGGAGCATCTGGAAGCCGTTACGCGCGATGAAAATCTGCGCAGGCGCCGGAATCATGGGAGCATTCAGGGGTTTTGCAAGCATGGGCACCCTCGGAAGCCAGAGGACCGCATTTGCTTAGAGTGCAAGCGAGCTGGGGTTAGGCGGTGGCATCACGAGGTCTTCAAGGCGCGACGACCGAAAGCAAAAGTCGGGCACCGCGATGCCTGTCGAGCCAAGGAAGCAACAAAGCTAACCCTTGATGATGCGGTTGCGATCCTGCGGCTCCGGAAGGAAGGCGCGCTTGCAAAAGTTATCGCCAGCCAATTCGGTATATCAAAAAACCACGTCTACGCCATCGAGCACGGCAGATATTGGCCGGACGCGCGCAAGGCGTTCGAGGAGGCAGCATGACCAACCATGAAATCGCCCGTCTCTTCGACCAAGAGCGACGCCTTGAGGCTCAGCTTGTACTCGTACGGGCTCGCATATCAGCAGCTCGTAGAGACTATTCAGCAAGGGAAGGGCTTCTTGCTTTCCCTTCTGTCGATAAGCTTAGGAAGGCTGTTGGACGATGAGCACATTGCTGGAATTGGCCGCGCGGTGTGAAGCTGCAATGGGGGCTGACAAGGCCCTTAACCGCGAGATCGCGCTTGCGGTCGGCTGGCATCGATATTCACCTACGGAGATCGGCAAAAGCAACCCAGGCTGGATCGCCCCGGAAGATTTCATCGGGGAGTACGTAGGCAAAGATGGCCGACGCACCCCGAAGCTCGACAGCATGCACGGCACATCCATTTGGCGCGAACCGAGGGATTATCTCGCCAGCATAGACGCTGCAATGACGCTGGTTCCGGAGGGGTGCTGGGCGGAAGGATCGCTGTCTAGCCCCGCATCGCTCGAAGTGCATTCGCTGACCGTATTTGCTCCGCTCGGACGCGCAACCGCCGCCACCCCAGCCCTAGCACTAACAGCGGCAGCCCTTCGCGCTCGCGCCCAAACACCCCCGGTATCCGAGGTAGGGCGGTAATGACTGCGCCGGGCTGGCCTAGGATGATGAAGCGAGCGACAGCGGCGCGTTACTGCGACCTGTCGCCCGTCGAGTTCGAACGCGAAGTCGCGTCCGGGCGCCTTCCTATGCCTGTCCGGCTGGGCAACAACGAGCATTGGGACCGGATCGCCATCGACGACGATCTAAACCGCCTGTCCGGGCGCGCGAGGAGTTGGGAAGATGAACAGCCGGGGCTCGCGGCCTAAGCTGCCGAAGTTCGTCCGCCGCGTCCGCGCGAAGGGCCACGTCTACTACTATTTCAACACCGGCAAGCTCGCTGACGGCAAGCCGATCTGGACGCGGCTTCCAGACATGGCCGCGCCCGAGTTCTGGAGCACCTATGGCGCGATGGCCGGCCACCGCAATCGGAAGCCCGTATCGGTGCTGACCGTTCCAGGGCTGATTGACCTGTATCACAAGAGCCACGAATATCGCCAGCTCGCGGAAAGCAGCCGCTACAACTACGACCTCTATCTTCGCCGGCTCGCAGCACTGCTACCAACCGCGCCCGCCGCCGAAGTAACCCGCGCCCATATGCGCAAGCTGATCGCGGGCATGGCCGACACACCGGGCGCCGCCAACCTGTTCCTCGGGACGTGTGGCGCGCTGTTCAAATGGGCTACGGGGCAAGAGCTGATCGCCACCAGCCCCACGAAGGGCATCGCACCGCTTC